ATGCCCTGGAAATAATAGATTTTACAAATCGTAAAGGTTCGTATATGTTTTGTATTGTAAGAAGATTGAGAAATACAGGGGCAGAAAACCTGGCTTTTTATTTTATAAAAAGTTGGACACCCCTTGTCCCCCTGGGTGCGTATATCTATAGGGGGGTATCACACAATTTTTTTACAAATAAAACATGAAACAAACAAGTGAGGAAATATATGTCTAAACCAATATCCAGCAACAGAGGATTTAAGTTTTACAAAGGTGCATCTATTCCAGAAGGATTAGAAGTTATCATCGAAACTTGGCCTGGTGCTGATTACAATAAGGATACAGGAAAGTACATTCCGGTTCCAGGAAGAGTAGATACAAAGATCTACAAGAAGGATGAAACAAAAGAATATAAAAAAGGTGATCCTATTTTATTCTTTAGTACATTCGAAAATAAGGATGAGGAACCTCCTGTTAATTTAGCAGCCGAACAAGCTGATAAGGAAGAAATGGATGACACAATCCCCTACTAAAAAGAGGATTATAAAACCCCCTCTGGATCGGTTCGGTGGTGTCCGAGTGGTTCAGAGGAGGATTAGAAAATCCGAAGTCATTGAGCATAACAAAGATAATGTTGCTCAAGAATTAATTGATATAGCTACTGCAAATATTGATGAGATAATGGATTGGGATGATGAGGGTAATGTTACTATTAAGGATCCTAAAAATATTTCAAAGTCAGCAATCAAAGCTATAAAAAAAATTAAAGTAACACCGACAAAGATGGGGCCACAGTTAGAAGTAGAGCTGCATGATAAAGTTGGAGTATTAAGAGTGTTAGCTAAAGCATCTGGTTTATTAGAGCAAGAGCAAGATGTAGATAGACCAAGTGTTGTACAGATAAACATGAGTGGGCCGGAAGAACCTAAAATAGTGGAGGCAGAAAATGTTGAGGTTAATGAACCACAAGGAAATAGAGAAGATCCAGGTGGCGATGTTGAAGAACAAGTTGAGTGATCGTGAGTGTGCAAGAAAGTGTAGCAAGAATATTAAAGATTATAGAGATATAGTTTTTAGAAGAAAACAAGAAGATGATAGTAGAATTCAATCAATAGTAAAGGCAATCACAGATGAGTAATGCAATAGCAAATCTAAATCTAGACTTTAGTACATCACCTACAGTTTGGAAATTTTTAAATGATAAAAGTTTTGTAAGAGGATTAATGGGGCCGGTGGGTTCTGGTAAGTCTTATGCTTGTGCAGCAGAGATTATGATCAAAGCTGTTAATCAAGTACAAAGTCCTCGTGATGGGATCAAGTATTCTAGGTTTGTAGTAGTGCGTAATTCTTATCCGGAGTTGAGGACAACTACTATTAAAACATGGCAAGAGTTATTTCCAGAGAACATTTGGGGTGCATTCAGATGGTCACCTCCATTAACACATCATATAAAATTACCGGCAAGAGATAATGCTCCAGGTATTGATTGTGAAGTTATCTTCCTGGCCCTTGATCAACCTAAAGATGTTAGAAAGTTATTATCAATGGAATTGACAGGAGCTTGGGTTAATGAGGCTAGAGAGCTGCCTAAAGCTGTTATAGATGGATTAACACACAGAGTTGGAAGATACCCTACTAAAGCTGATGGTGGATCTACTAATAGATTTATTATTATGGATACTAACCCAATGGATGATGATCATTGGTGGTACAGACTTGCAGAAAAAGAAAAGATGAAAGGCAAGTTTGCTTGGAAATTTTTTAAGCAGCCAGGAGCTGTTGAAGAAGTTATCCAAAATGAGCTACCAGAAAATCCAGAGGCTAATGGCTTTGTTTATTCTGCAAACAAATGGTGGATGCAAAACCCTACAGCAGAAAATCAAAAAAATTTAACAGCCGGATATTACGAACAGACTTTACTCGGCAAAAATATTGATTGGATTAGATGTTATGCCCAAGGAAAGTACACTTATGTGCAAGAGGGTAAGCCTGTTATGTCCGAATACGATGACACATTAATGACAGAAGAATTCCTGGAACCAGATATTCAATACCCTATCCAGGTAGGTGTTGACTTTGGTTTAACTCCAGCTGCTATCTTTGGTCAGAAGTTACCTAATGGACAATGGCGAATACTCCATGAGCTTGTAACATTTGATATGGGCCTGGAAAGATTTGGTTATATGTTGAAAGGTGAATTAGAAACAAGATTTCCAAAGTATGATGTATTAGTTTGGGGTGATCCAGCTGGACAGAAGAGAGATGAGATCTTTGAAGTTACAGCATTTGATCATTTAAGAACAATAGGATTAGTTGCTAGGCCCACAGCTACGAATGATTTTAGAGTTCGTAGAGAGGCTGGTGCAGCTCCAATGAATAGGTTAATCCAAGGTAAGCCTGGATTGTTAGTTGATAAAAGATGTAAGCGATTAAGAAAAGCATTATCTGGTGGCTATCATTTTAAAAGAGTTCAGATCTCTGGTGGTGAGAGATATAAAGATCAACCAAATAAGAATGAGCATTCCCATGTCGGTGATGCTTTTATGTATTTATTATTAGGTGGTGGTGAACATAAAAGATTAACAAGAGGTGGTAATAAAAACTTTACAGCATCAGTAGCTAGTGCAGATTTTGATATATTTGCATGATAAAAAAATATTTAATTAAAGTTTGGGAAAAGGGTGATGTTAGACTTTTAGAAGAGAAGATTGTAGAAGTTGAAGATGATAAATGGAAAGGCATTGTATTACATCAACCAGGAACCAGAGCAACAGCAGAAGAAATAAATGAACCTACAGAAACTAGAACAGATCTTCAAGATCCAAGGAACAAAGATTAGTGTAGTTCCTTTTAGATCTTATCTATTAAAAATTATGGATCTAAATGAATTTGATAAACTAAATTTATCTCAACCTAATTACCTGGAGTATATGGATCATGCATCGGAACAAGGTTATGGTTACTGTGTTATTGATGATGGTAAGCCTATGCTTTGCTTTGGTGTAGTTCCTTATTGGCCAGGAGTTGCAGAATTATGGCTGATACCTGATAAAAAAAAAATTTCAGAACATAAAATAAAATTTCATAAAGGTGCTTTACAGTTTATGAAGTTAGCAGCTGCTGATTTAAAATTAAAAAGATTACAAGTAACTGTCAGTTCTTTAAATGTTTCTGCTCTCAAATGGATAAAAAGCATATATTTTGTAAATGAAGGAATTTTAAAACACTATGGTGTTGATGGTTCCGACTATAATATGTTTGCGAGGTACTTTTAAAACTATGGGATCATTATTCAAAATGCCAAAATATGAACCACCTAAACAAGTGGAAACATCTAATAAGTTGTTGGATGAAAGAGAGGCAAGGGCTGATGCTAATGAGGCTAGAGAAAAAAGAAAAATAGCTGCAAGATCTAGATCTCGTAGAACAAATGCTAAATTGTTATTTGCAGATGACAGAAACAATCCAGCATTAGGAGTTACGAATAACATGACACCGGTCAAATCATTAACTCGTAATCCTATGGATACAAATAAGAGGTACACATAATGGGAGGATCACCAGCAAGAATAATTAAGAAAGCTATAACTAAACCTTTTAGAAGTAGCAGTACATCGTCACCAACTTCTGCTATTGAAGAAAGAAGAACAGAAGTAAAAAAAACAACTGAACCAGAAGGTAAAAAATTAGTTAGAAGAAAAGTAAGTAGAAAAAGAAAATCAAATAGAGGATCTTCATTGATTACTTCTAACTCTAATCTAGGTGATACAAACATGGTAAGGAACCCTAGAGATACAGGAAAGAAAACTTTAGGAGCTTAATATGGATAGAGAGATACCAGAGTACAATCGTAATCCTAGATTTATTAAGTTAAAAAAAACTTGCAGCTGCAAAGAAAATTGTAAATGTCAAGCAGAACAAAAAAGAGAGGAAGAATAATGCCAGGCTATCATAAAACTAAATCTGGTAAAATGGCAAAAAAAGGTCTTTACTATAACATTAACCAAAAAAAAAAATCTGGCACATCAAAATCTAAATCTAAATCAACAATAAGTGATGAGGCTTATGCAAATATGAAAGCTGGTTTTCCGAGAAAAAATAGAAAAAAAGGATTAGTATAATGCCTAGTGTAGCTGGTAAGAAATATCCTTATACAAAAGCTGGAAAGAAAGCAGCTAAACAAGCAAAGAAAAAAATGAGTAGAAAAAATAGAAAGAAAGGATTGGTATATTAATATGATGATTTATGGAAGAACACCAAAGCATTGGATTAAAGAAGGATTAAATAATAAAAAAATAATTGGAAGTTATGTTGTTGTTTTTATTTTAGGAGCAATAATATTTTAATGGGTTATTCAAAAGAACATAAAAATCCTAGTGGTGGTTTAAATGAAAGAGGCAGAGCTTTTTTTAAAAAAACAGAAGGATCAAATTTAAAAGCTCCTGTATCAAAAGGTAAGAACCCTAGAAGGATCTCGTTTGCAGCCAGGTTTGCTGGAA